CTGTTGTGGGAAAGCTTGTGGAATTTTCATCTGCATTGACTCTAAATTTTCTATTGCAGGGTCTTTTGGTACAGGAACTTCGTCTGGTCTTAGTAAACTATCAATGTCTTTTGTACCTAAAGCCTCATAAACTCTTCTATATGCCTCTCTAATGTTGTGTAATCCTGGATTTGACGTTGCAATCTTTAAATTTTCATTAGCAAGCGTAACTCTTTGCGCCATTGAGTAAATATTTGGGTCTGCAACCGGTATTACGTCGACTCTTTCATCAAAATCTTGCACTTTGATCATTCGATCTGCACCATAAACTGAATATGGGTAGACTGGTGGTAGATAAACTGAAAAAATTTTACCTAAAAGTCTAAATTCTTTACGCATCGCGTAGTAACAACGCTTGTGAATAGCAGACATGACCCGTGAGCCGCGTTCCAAGAGTGCAATCGTACTGCCTACTGCACGATTTTGGGCATCATTACCTATAGACATGTCCGTAATAGCCGCGAACCTCTGACCAGCTTGCACAACGAACCCTAAAAGTTGGTATAACGTGCCACTTGGTTCTTTGAAAGGTAGAATTTGAAACTGATCTTTTATATTTCCGCCAGGTGCATCAACGTCTCTAAACTCACCGGGCTGAAATGGTTGGTCATCATCTCTGATTCTGATACCACGGCTCTTGAACCCTGCTGGTAAATTGCTCAAAGTCCCCGCATCAAGCAACTGTCTCAAAGCTTGTGTAGCAGTTCTTGATAATCCACCGATCATATGAATTAAACCAAAGCCATAAAAACCTAATCCTGGTAAAAATTTGTAGTGAACAAAATATTCTTTACGTTTTTTTGTTTCATCATCGATATCGTAGTTTCTATATATAGATAAAATTTCTCCTGAGCCCTCATCTATTGTTACTATGTATGGAATTTTTATATCTTTCTCAGGATTTTCTTGTACAAACTCGTCTATGTTTAAATCAACATGCATTTCTAAAATATTAAAACCATATTGTTTATCACCTGATGGTGTTACTCCCTCTAATTCTTGATATTTTTTTTCAATATCCGTCATACCTGTTTGTACAGGTTTCAATTCTACGTCTCTGTAGAAACCAGACTTCTGTTGTTTAATAATATCGTTCTCACTCATCCTAACAACGTGAGTAATTCTTTCACATTCTAATAAATCTGTTGCATAATATGGAACAACTAAGTCTTCCGCAGGAACAAATTTTGCAACAGCTCTTTGCATGATTTCATCAAAATAAATTTTTTTAAATGCAGATCCTGCTAATGGTAAATAGAATAACATTTGATCCATGTCTGGAGTATACTCCTCCATTTTTTCTAATAACATGTAATTAAAAAATTCTTGTACTCTTGTTGCTTGATTAATTTTGTCATCACTTTGTGCACCAACAACTTGTGCTCTTACTGGACCATCTGATGGAATTAATTCTTTATAAGCTTGTGCTTGAAATTGTGTTACAGCCTCTGCTAACAAGGGATGAGTAACAGAAGCTGAACCTTTAAAAGGTCTAGTCATCTCGGTGTATTTAAATCCTAAAAGATCTAAACCTTTTGTGTATCCAGTTTCCCAATCTTTTCTGGATACTTTATCTCTTTTATACTCTTGAACTAGAGAACTTGATATTCTCTGTAAAACTTCGTCTGATAATTTTAAAGCGACGTTTTCATAAAACTCATCTATAATTTCTGCTCGGTCACGAATTTTTTCTAACTCAGGTGTTTCTTCCTCAAGTTCAATATTAACTTCTTCGCCCGGAGTTTCTACTTCCAAGTCCTCTTTAATTTTTTCAACTTCAGCCATTACATCATTTTTGTTGGTTTAACTCTAGCTAATCTTCCGCCTCTGGCTTTGATCATCTTACCTTTTTTTGCACCCATACCAGGTCCAAAAGCATCAATACCAAAAGTTTGTCCTGTTATATCTCCTCTAGGTCTCAATGGATTACCGCCTGGTATTCCTCTTTTTTTTATAAAAGCAGGGACTCGCTGTTCATTCATTTTAGTTGCAAGCATTGGTTTTGCCTCTGCTACACTTTTCTTCATAGCTTTATTTGCAGCCATTTTACTCATGCCCATTTTTGCACCCATGCCAAGTAAACCCAAAGCAGCGATTCTTTTTAGCTTACGCTTTGTTTTTTTATTCATATGTTCTCCTAATAGTATACGTATTTTCTATTTTTATATTTTGTTACCTCGTCTTCGTCTGAATAAGTTGAAACAAAATATCCTTGCCGGTATCTTAACATAGCCTGCGTGGTACTATCAACATAATCATCATGCTCTCCGTGTGGAAATGCTGCACATTCTTCGATAACTTCTTGCGCAAATTTTTCATCTTTTGGGTAATAAACTTGTCCGGACTCAAAAATAGGCGCAACAGCGTTGACCCGTGAGTGTTTGTCTTTTCCCCGTCCGGGTGTAAAATCCATGACTGGAATACCCATTCTTCTAAATTCTTGTAGTAACGGTTGCCCTGAAGCTTTTGCTTCTATGATTGTAGTTTCAGGTTGCCAATATTTATATTGATCTAGAGCTACAGCTTTTAATTCTGGAAAATCAAATCTACCTCGAATTGCATCTATCAACATAATTGCATCCGCAGCCCCATCGTCAGGTTTAAATATTCCCCAAGTTGTAATCGCTGAATAATCTGCTGTTTCTTTTTTTGAAAAAGCAGTATCATAAGATTGTATTACATGTTTTAATATTGGCATATCATATGGCCATGGAACCCACCAATCTCTTTTTATGATCGCTCCTTCTTCTGAAGAAGGTTCTTGCATGTATTGTGCTGACCAATTTCTAACTGATAAAGAAGCTTTAACTTTTTCTAACTCTTCTATGTTCCAATACTCTGGCCAAACTGGATTACCACTTGGTAAAATTGCAGGAAAAGAAATTTTTTGCCATTTGTCTGCTTTAGGTTCAGACTCTGATTTTATTAATCGACCTGTTAAATCATCTTGTGCCCACCTCGTCATTACGAGTACGATTGAGCCTCCAGGTTGTAAACGTTGTCTTGGTCCAGAGAGATACCAATCAAAAGTTCTCTCCATCGCAGAATCAGATAAAGAATCTTGTTCCGTGTGTGGGTCATCAATAATCAAAAGATCCGCCCCTCGTCCTGTGATAGAACCGCCTACCCCCGCTGCATAATATTCTCCACCTTGATTGGTCTCCCAACGTCCTTTTGCTTTTGAATCTTCTCTTAGTTTAACATCTCCAAAGATTTCTTTAAACTCTGCACTATCAATTAAATTTCTTACCTTTGCACCAAACCTTGCTGATAGCTCTGCGTTGTGTGATACCTGCATCAATTTCATTTTAGGGTTTTTACCAATCATCCAAGCTGGAAAATATACCGATGCAAATTCAGATTTGGTATGTCTCGGAGGCATATTAACAATTAATCTGCCTTTTTTATTTTGTGCTATTGATGTGAATTCATGTGCTATATGCTGATGGTGGCCCCACCTATTTGGGTCCTTATCTGTTCTACAAATAAACTCAGGCCAAACATTCTTTACAAAATATAAGAAGTTGTCCTGACATAGTTTAATATGTTCTATCCAGGTTCTTTCTACCTTCAATCGTAATTGATCTGTTGTTAATAAATTTGTGTCAGACATGAGATTTTATATCCTATCGGGTCCCCATTTTGTTTCACACTACACTACATGTATTTGAGTTGCAAGATTTAGTCAAAGTCTTAGTAACATGTAAATCTTTTGTCAAAAAAAAATTTTGACAAAAAAGCAAAAAACAGAAGTTTTTTGAGACCCCTATTAAGTAGCGGGGGCGTTAGCCCCCGCGTGTTTATTATTTTTTCTTAAAGTATTTTTTTACTTGCGCGTCAACGCGCTGGATATTAGCGTTATCTTGCGCGATCCTGTACGTATCAAGTTTAAATGGGTTTATACCCTTGATAGTCTTAACCCCTCTTTTAGAGGGGTTAAGGTCTTTTAGTTTATTCTTCTTCACGCTTTGCCTTAACTGTTATTGCGTCAACAGGTTTATTTTTAAACTTAGCGTAAAGATCAGCGTGAGCATTTTTAAAGGCTTTACTGTCAAAAATAACTTTTTTATTGTTGACAACCTCTAGCCACGTCTTGACACCTTTCCAACTGAACGACTTCGCCAATGGTTTAATAAAGACTTTTTTATCGTCTTTAATCTTTACGCAACCAACAGCAATAAGTAATTGCTCCTGAAGTAAGTCGCTTTTTTCTTTAAAGTCTTTTAATACTTGTTTATGCTCCGCAAGTTTAAAAGCCATTTCATTAACAGTCATTTTTGACAACTGTTTGATTAGTTTATGTTTGTTATTCATTTGACCTCCTTTGTTTGTGTTTTATGAATATTAAACATGAGTTTAATATAATGGGATTTAATAGGATATGCAAGTTATAAACTGACCATTTTGGGTTTTCGCTGTATAACCCTGCTATGTTGCTGTTTTGTTTGTTGATAAACCCATTATGAACACCCCTCTAAATTGCCTTAATTATAAAATGAATAATAAAAATTATGGCTATAGAGACAATAGGTCTATACATTAAAAATAAAATTACATGCGCTATAAGCTTATCCAACAAAATCACTATCTTGCTTTTTTGC